AGTAAAGTCTGAAAAACTCTTACTCGGTTGGGAAGTGGTAGTATCGACGAATTCGACATATTTGTTAAGATCGATAGACATCAGAATTTAAATCCTTCGAATTTACTGGTTGATTTTCTTTCTTCATTATTATAGTCATCATCTTGACCGTTGTCAAGGATGTCGTGTTGTGCAGACTGTTCACAATCATAGAGTCGCATCTTGGCTCGATCGATACCAACTACAAATCTCTTATTCATATTGAGATCGTTATATCGGTTCTTCAACTGTTTCACCATAATCTGTCCCAGGGATTCAAGTTCTTCAGTGCTAATAAGGGCAAACATAAGATCAGCAGTAGCAGGGAGACCAAAGGATTCAGAAGTGTCAGTAAGCTCAACATCAGAGCTACCATAACCAGAACGAGTGGTCTGCGTGGCAGATACGATAGGGACGTTTGTTTCAACAGCCAACCCTCTAAGTTCCTCAGCAATCGCTTTAATATACGAATATGAATTGACAGTGCCGTTTGAGCGATACCGAGAGGAAGCACATATATTAAGGTAATCAACGAAAATAATATCAGGCTTAAATGACTTTTTAAGTGCAAGTTCGTTAATAAGGGCACAGAAGTGTCCACTATGAGCACTCGCAGTAGGGTACTCTTTAATTATAAGAGTTCCTTGAGTCTTCTTAGCAAGATTGGTTACCTTAGTCTCAAACATCTGTTTGGGAAGGTCAACGATTTCTTGAATGTTGACGTTCAATAAGTTTGCATCAATTCGTTCAGCAATTCTCTCCTCCGCCATTTCAAGAGTGATGTAGAGAACGTTGCGGCCTTGCAGTAGGACGGAACTAGCCAGGTGGCACATAAAGAGACTTTTTCCGACACCCGTACCAGCCAGAGCGATGTTGAGAGTCTTATTAGGAAGACCACCTTTTGTAATTTTGTTGAAGTAGTCAAGGTCGAATTCAATCTTGTCTTCCTTCCTGTGATAGAGTTCATAACGTTTTTCATAATCTTCTAAGTAGTCGTGACCTACATTCTTATTGAATGAGACGGACAGGGCCTTGGACAAGATATCAGGAATTGCATCCCTAGTTTTTTTCCCATCCTCATCATTTGCAATCTGAATGGACTCCATCAGAGCCAAATAGATCGCACGATCCCTACACCACTTCTCAGTGGTATCCACAATCCAGTCAAAGTCACAATCAACCTCATCAAGAGAGTTGATAATCTTGTTGATGTTTACAACTTCTTCTTGAGTGACATCACTTCTTTTCTCAACCTCAATGGAAAGAATCTCCTTGGTCACAAGACTATTATAGTCGGCTACATACCGCGCAATCTGTTCATAGATTACACGTTCTTCACGATTGTTGAAGTATGCAGGTTCAATGAAGGGGAGTACCTTTCTTAGATACTCTTCCTTGAACACCAAGTTGCGAAGGATAATATTCTCGATTCGATCCATTTTCAACGATTCTCAATTTAAAGTTTTCAATCACAAGGAGATACTTCTTAGCATCTTCGAAGGTTAGGTTTTTGTGTTGTGACAATATTATCCACTTACCTTCCCTCTTATTATAACACTCAAGTCTATAAGAGGTGGAAGTAGGTTGTGAGAATATACTTCTCACCTTTTGTAACAGGAAGTCCAGCATGGGGATAAAGCCATAAAGGTGGAAATACTAGGACACTTCCTCTTTTGGGTTTGATAGTTTGGTTCGGAATGTAGAACTGCGTCTCCCCTCCTTCAAAATCATCATTCAAATAAACAAGAAATGCGACCCACCTCTTTGCAGAAGCGTAGTCGGCAACATCAATATGTTTATCAAATGAATCACCCACTTCATACTTTTTGATACGAAGTTCTTCAAACCCATACTTGAGAGGTAAGATATTGTCTTCGTAGCCCAGGTCTGAGAGATATTTCATACCCAAGGTTCCGAAGTTTTGGTAAAGACCAAAATACTCTGGTTCTCTACCAATGTTCCTCTGATAGAAGTTTGGTTTTCTATCTTTCTCTATGCGTTCGTTTTTCTCATTGACTGCATCCACAAGTTGGGAACATATTGTTTCTGAGAAAACGTTGTCATAGACTTTGATGAAATTACTCTCCATAGGAGAATTGTTTTTTGGCAATTTCATCAAGTTGTTCCATCACCTCAGAAGTGAAATACGTTTCGGGCTCTTTGAGAATCTGTTTAGCATAGACTTTTTTGCCGTCAATCTCGTATCGTCCAGCGACGTTTTTCCAGAGACCGCCAATCTCACCGAGTTCAAGAAGACCATAATAACGATCAAGGCCACGCTCATCGTAAAACAGACGTACCGTAACATCTTTGTTCTCCTTACTCAAACGCGACTTAGCAGTCTTAGCTTTGATAAGATTGCCGACAATCTCCGTTCCGTCCTTTTCTTTCTTTTTGCTGAGATAAATGATTGTAGACGCTGCGTATTTGAGTCCGCTGCCTCCACCCATTTCTTTAGTTGGTACGTAAGCTCCGATAACATCGTAGGTGTGGTTGGTAACGATCATTGGAATGTTTGCTTGACCCAACTTAAGAGTAAGCATACGGAAGGCACCTTTGACGAGTTGGGATTTGGTCATATCCCGAACTTGTTTGTCGTTGAGTGCGTCAGTAATCTCTTTCTCAGTGGAAAGCATCCCCAAAGAGTCTAACACAAACATACAAGGTTTGCGTTCTTCTAAGGGTTTCTTAAGGTATATATCTACTGCTTTGAGTGCTTTGCTACGAAACTCCTCAATTGTTACGACATTCACAACAACCAGACGTTGAGTGTCAATACCACGAGACTCAATCAGAGATTTGGTAATAGCAGCTTCAGTGTCGAAATAGAGGCAGTAACCATCAGGATGGGTATCAAGAAAATTCTTAACGACAGCGAGAGAGAAGAAAGTCTTTCCAGTAGAAGACTCTCCAGCAATAGCAGTAATCTTATTCCCAGATACACCCCCAAATACACTACCTGAGACCAGTGCGTTAAAAATGTACGAACCTGTGTCAACATATATTTCTGTTTCGTCAATCTGCAGCAAGTTTGGTGTAGTCATCACCAATCTCTTTTACGATATCTTTTAAAAAATCCATTAGGCTACCATCCCGTATTGTTCACGAAGTATTTTTTTATAAGGAAGATTCTGCTCACGC